CAGTATCTGCGGAACTGCCCGCAGTACACAGCCAAGTCAAATCGTCCGACATGATTCCGTTGCGGTCGCCTTGCTGCTTGTTTTCAATTTGAGCTTTGGGGGCTGCAATCGTGATCGAATTTCCAGTAGCTCCGATCTGCATGGAAAACGCCTGAGCAGAACTGGTCAACCAGAGTGCGTCACGGTCCTGTGTGGCGACCAATGCAGATTCAGGATTCGCCGTGATCACCGGAGCCCGATCTGTGACAATCGCAGAAATGTAGCCGCTACGATCACTTGCATTGACACACTCTCGCATCGTCACTGTGTTGCCGGAATCAATCTCGACTGATGCTGTGCAAAGTGCCACAGAGTTAAATGTCAACGCACCATTCGCAACACGAATCGGCAACACAGTCGGATACGTTGGGGACAGAATCGCCGTGTCGGTTTCGTTGGTTGAGTATTTGCCAGTGAACGTAAATTCAATCATCGCCTGCTTGCCGGTTTCCGCGATAATCTTCCACGTTCCCATCGCACCGGACAGAATCGATAACTTGCCGTCTTTGTATTCACCAATTGTGATCGTCTTGACGCCTCCAGATCCGCCAGGGCGTTCGGTGACTGGCGACAGCACTAGCGAACTGGCAACCCAGCCGCACGCAGGCAGAAGCACAGACGCCCATGAAGGCAGTGTTGTGCCGTTGTAGCTCATACCAAAACGAACCGTGCATGTGCCCTGCATTCCTTCAGGAATGCCCGGCAGATAATTAAACCCGCCTTGTCCTTCTCGTCGAGTCAGTGCGATGTTCGGCTGAATGGTGAAGTCTTCCGCGTTAAATGCGGCTTCGGCGGATGTCAATGATTCCGCAGTCCCAACGGTTGCCTCGACCTTGGCAGCAAATACGCGACGACGTCTCAAAAGTCCGCTCATGCTTGGCTCCTATTTCGACACGAGCCCTTCAGCTCGCAGAATGTTCAGTTTAATTCGTCGTTCCATCTGCTTTCGCAGCTCGTCATTGATTCGCTTGATTTGCGGCTTTGTGAACTTGTTTTTCACGTATGCCCCAAATGCTGACACCCCTCGGATATGAATGATTGGCAGACGTTCTTTTCCGACCCTGCGGAACGCATTGCCTTTCCATTTGGTATTCATCACACCGGGTTTCGGGCCTTGGAATGCTCCATCGACTCGATTCCGTCCACCCTGTTTTGAAATCTTGAACGACACGCCGCGGTTGTCCTGGCGTGCTCCGAAGTGCCTAAGCCCGAGCCGTCTGGTTTTTGCAATGCTGACTGTCGTCTTTGGCTGGTCCGCTGTGGCTTTCGCGTGAATCTTCAACGGGGCTTCAGACTCTTTTTTCTTGATAGCGATGACGCTGCGAACGTCTCGCCCGATGTCCAGTTTCGTTTTTTTCGCAGCCGCGTTGATTGCTGCTGCCAGTTCTCGCCCGAATTTCTTTTTTGCCTTGCCGACCGACTCACGCAACCGCTTTAGCTGCTTTGCGTCGATGTCAATCGCAATCATGCTCGCACCGTGTATAGATCGCCCTCACTGACCCGAAACATCACCGTCAGCGGAATAGCGATTCCGTCGTATCCTCCATCTGATGTTGCCGTTTGTTGTGCCCCAAGATCAGCATTGATTGCGAGTTCTCCGAACGTGTGCCACGTTGCCGGATCGTTCACAATGGCATTGTGAATCTCGGCCTCCATGACATCTTCATACACCTCAACTGGCGTTGTGTCCTTTTCGCTTGGGGCGATGTGAACGCGAATGAGAAATGTCTGCTGATAACCGACTGCCGGAGGATTTCCCGGACAATCGATTTCCGTTAGTCGCGAAACTTCCCCACGAGTCAAAACGATCAGTCCGTGTTGTGGCGTGTATGTCGCCAGCTTCGTCGGCCTGACTACATCCGTAAACGCATACGCCCCAGCACTGCCGGAAACCAACGCCTGAAGCCTTGCGAAGATCTCATCTGAGATTCGTGAAACGACAGGAGTCTGAAATGTTACCGACATATCAAGACCAGCATTCCAGAGTCATGTTCAGACAATAACTGCACTGACCGCTTTGAAGGAGTTTCTCCGACCCGCACGGCTAGTTTGATCATGTCGCCACCTGTGTTGAGTTCTTCGCTGCTGATTCCGGTTGTGGAATTGTTAGCGACTCGGACTTCGAACTCTGGCACGATCTGTTCGTCTGGACCGAATGTAGACACCTGATTGCGGATTACGACGGCCTTAATAGTTCTGGCCGTCGCTGGCGTCCCGAACCGATGCGGATGGTACGTGACTGTTTCAGCGAAGTGATCGCTGTTGAGAAACACACCCACCGCATCGGTGACGATCCGTTCCGCTAGGCTCATGTTCGTTTCGCAAGAATCTTGACGTAATCGATCGTGCAAACATCCGCATTCGTGTTCGCTGCTTTTTGCAACTGAATGATCGGCTGCAGTCCGGAAGAATACGCCGACATGTCGAACGTTGTAGACGCTGCAACACGAACCCCGTCGATGTAAAACCGGACGTTTGACTTGCCGCCCGTGAAGTCGATCACGAACCGCTTGTACGTCGTTCCGAGTGTCACACCGCTGGAAATGTCATTCTTGTCAGTCGTGCCGTCGTCGCTTTCGCAATAGACGACAGTTGTGCTGTTGGCTCCTTCCATGCGAAACCAAGCATGTTCTGCCACGCTGTCAGCCGTATCGTTACGGGCTGACGATACGCCGAACACAAGAATCGATCCGCTTGTGAATGTCGCTGCACCCAGCTTGACTCGCATCTCGACACGCTGAATATCGTCGATGTCGAACGTCAACGCGTCGTTGTGATGCAAACCAAGAATCTGTGCCTGGTTGTCCGCCGTTAATGTCAGAATCGCGGCACCCGCACTTCTCACATGCGTCGGTGGTGCAGCTCCTGTGACGTCGGTGAGCCACGGCGTGCCAATGTTTGCTGACGTCGGGAAGGTCACTGTCGTGCCCTCGAAGTCGTCGACATATTCCTGAAAGTCCTGAAGACCTGCCATCTCAATCACCTTTCAAAACGGGTCATCGCATTCCGCTACCGTTGGAAATGCTCAAAAGACGGCGGACCACGCGGCCCGCCGTGTTTCATCCAGCCAGTGCGTTACGCCCCAGCGTGCTTGTACAGTCCACGGAAGTCGATTGGAGCGACTCCAAATGTTTGACGCACCTTGTACTTGTAAACGTCCTTGTCGAAGTCCCATTCGTTTTCAAGGACTGGAGATTGCTCGCCTTCGAGGAACGTTACTTCGACAGTGTCGACCTGACTGTTGCTGGCAGCCAAGTACCACGCCGTTGAGCTGTTTGCATCCAACAGCGGCTCGACGATGACCTTCAATGGTCGATCACCGTTTGGCCCGTAGATGTTTTTCGTGTTGCTGTTACCAGCAGCAGAACCACCGACGGAAGGATCTGCAATAGACCCGAGCAACTGCAGGGCGGTCGCCGAGATTGCCGCAGGAACGATCAAGAACGACGGCTGAATGTTGAGAATCACATCCGACCGCAATCCCTTTTTAGTCATCATGGAAATGAACGCGGTGTTAAGCGTTCCGACTGCCGGAGCCCCTGCACCCGTCGCTAAATTCGCGTGACCGCCTGCCGTAGTCTGAGCCGTTGCATTGAACAATGCTCCTGTGTCAGCCATCGTCGGATTGCTTGTCAGAACGCTGTATACAGCCTGATTCTGCAAACGTCGGCAGGCTGCACCCTGCATTGCAGGAATGCGGCTGATCGCGTCAAGATCATCATTGACGACGGTTTCCCATGTCACTGTGAACATGTTGCCGTACTTGTTGATCTTGTACGTTTCTTTGGTGTCGGACATTCCCGCGTCCTTGTACTCCTGTCCTTCCGGGACCATTTCAGGAGTACCCATTTCGCTAAAGCGAATGCGGTTAATGTTCTTAAAGTCCGCAGTCGTTCCAGCATCGCGTGCCCACATGTTCCAGGTATACGGGGCTTCCTCGTATCCTGCCAGAAGCGTCTTGTTGGCCGCGTCGAGCAAAAGATTCGAAAAGCTGCCCGTCGTGTGGTACGCATCACGCTGGATTCGGAATCGGTTCATCGATCCCGGATGGCCCATCGCAACCAGTGCAATGTCCTTTGCTGCCATTCGGCGAACATCGCAGCCCATCTTTTCCGCGTACATTTCCGCAACACGGCCAAGCTTCATATTGGTGAAGTCCTGATGGCCTGCGGCTGGATTTGCCAGCGTCTGGTTTCGCATTCCGCTGGCTCGCAGAGTTCGCATGATCAGGCCATCACGGGCCGCTGCAAACAGCTTGTCATCGGCCGATTCTGTAACACTCACGCGATCGGTCGATTGACCGGCTGGTTTGTTGGCCATTCGTTCTAAAATCCTTGTTCTAGCAGTGTTGAGGTCAACGCCGTCGTCGCAAAGACTGTCGGCAACTGATCGCTCGATTTTGTGAACAGTGCAAAGAGCCTGAATCTCCTTGCGGCGTTTTGCATCAGTCCGCAACGCACGGCTGATAGCTTCCTCAACTTTCTTCTTGTCTTCTTCCGGATCAGTCGCACCGTCCATGTTTTCGACTTTCTTTTCTTCTTCTGGTGGCTTCATGTCGCCGTCCATGTTCTCAACTGGTTCCGCTGGCTCTGCCATTGCTGATGTTCCGAGCTTGCCGACAACCCACGCCAAGACTTGGTTTGGATCTGTCATGCCTTCAGGGAGCCCCATTGCTGCCAGTTGCGTCAATAGTGCCTCGTCCATTCGCGTTACCTTTCTTTCGAGGTCTGTATATGACCTACGGACAGTAGAGTGCTCGTCTGCACCGGTGGCACAAATCGAAGCGTTATGTGGCTGCCATCGCACATGGATGACCGCCGGACCATCGATCACCGCTCCGCGTTTTGTCGTGTAGCTTTGGCCATGCGGCACAAAGAGCGATTCCATTGGGACTGCAGTGATTGAAAAGTCTGTGATGTGTCCCTCATCCATTCGCGTACGAATGACCTGCGATTCCGGATCGCTGGCAAATGCAGGAACACCATGAAGCTCTCCGTCGATAACTTGCATCTGACGGATTGAGCCAAAAATGTTTCTGACGCTTCTGTCGTCATGCGAATCAACAATTGGAATCTGCGATTGATTGGCGCGAAGGACAACTCCATCCATCAAAAGCACTTCGTTGATGACGTACCCACGATCTTCGTCGTATCTTCGGACCGGCGTTTCTGTGGCAATGACGACGTCCGAAACGCCCGTTGCCACTCCGACCGATCGCATGACGATCGTTGATGCTTTGAGCGGTTGCAGCTTGCCTTTCTTAGTTGTCATTTTTTGCCTTTCATAGCCGCGAGCTTTTCTTTTAAAGCCTTCATTCTTGCCTCAGATTCCTCCAGATTTTTCTGCGTGTCTGCCTTTTTCGAGTCAATCTCAGCGAGTGCTGCTTGCAATGCGTTTATCTGCGGCGTGCTCGTCTTTGGGCCGCTCGCCTCAAGCTTGTCAAGTTTTTGTTTTAACTCGGCAACATCCTGCTGTGCCTTTTTTGCTCGTGCGTCCATCGTGGTTTGCACGGCATCTTTTTTCGGCTTGCTGTCGCTTCCGGTTTCATTTGCTGGCTTCGCAATCGACTTACCCTTCGGCCCTGTTTTGACTTCACCAGCGTCTGTTATGAAAAGCGAAACACCATCGTCATTCGACACCCAACGACCGCCTTTGCTAGCTCGTTCAACCGCTTGCTCTGTCTCTGGAACTTCATCCAAATCCGTGTCGACAGTCCCGTCTGACGCATCCTCCAGAAGCATTTGTGCCGTTGCTTCAGTCAGCCCCAGCGACTGCAGGAACACCTTTGACTTTGTTTCACTGGCGGTGCCTGCAATAAACTCTGCCAGAATGTCTTCAATGGCTTTGCGATTGCGGCCCCATTGCTGACGTGACAAATCCGACATTTCGCTTGACGGTGCACCCTGACCCTGAGCTTGACCGTTGGGCTGCGCGGATGCTGACGCCATTTGCTGCGCCTCAGCTTGTGAGTTCTGCACGTTGGCCATGTCGGCAGTAACTAGCCCCAATTGACGCTTGAGCTTCTCTTCCTTGGCTCGCTGATAGAACACGTTTTTCCAGTGCTTGCCACGCTGACCAAGCTCGTCTTGGTAAGTGCTCTGAAAAGAGTTGAGTGCCGCATCAGACGCCGACTGTTCGCTCTGTGGATCTACCCATTCCCATGCGGGAGTTTGCCATTCCACCGCCGTCGCGGAACGACGGTCGGCAAGGATCTCGGACATCGACGGAAAGCCATCAGTGCCAGCCGTTGCGGCTTGATCACAGAATCGATCCCAGATCGGCTGGCAGAGATGTTGCACGTCATATCGTTGCCACCTCCGAAACCTGCGTCGATCTTCCAGCATACTTGTGCGGCTGCTGCTGTAACTTGTGCCGCTGTAGTTTCGGCTGACGACTTCATAGCTCAGGCCAGTACCAACCGAGATGCCTCGCAGCATTAAATTGATCCACGGCTCTGATGCTGAGTTCGGGCGGCCCGGATTGATCGACTCGACCGACTCCCCTGGCTGAAGACGAACGACCATCGCTGGTTCAAGATACTCAAACTGATTGCCGTTGATGTCGCTTGATTCGTCGTCCGTCGATGGCATCAAGCCAGTGCCGCCGCGCCCATTGGTCGTGATCGCCACGCCAAAGCACGAAGCAACCGCAGACGCTTGAATCTCATTGTCGACATAGACGCCAAGGTCTCTGAGCCACCCAAGGACAGGAGCAAACCACGAAACCCCGCGAGTCTGTCCGATTCGGTCAACGCGGTACAAATGCAGGATCTCAGACGCATCGATTCGAATCGGGAGAACTCGCGTCGCGTATGGTCCGTTCGGATGTTCCGGATAAATCCAGTAGGCCAGTGGTTTTCCGAGGTCGTCAAGCTCAACGCCTCTGATGACCTTGTTTCCGTCTCGACTATGAATCTTGTATGTGTCTTTGTCGGTCGCCAATCGGTCGGCTTCGATCAACTCCAAAGCAAACGGCACAGGGCGATAGATGCCGCGATACTTGTTCGAAGGAGTGTTGACAAGGTGAATCAGCACTTCGCCAGCCTCAACCATTTCACGCTGTGCAAGTTGCTGGATCTCCGCAAAGTTCAGACGTCCGTTGACGTCGCAAACCTCACACCATTCCTGCCAAACCTTATCACGCACTTCGTTTAGGTCTTCAATGTCAGTTCCTTCCGGCGTTTCGATCTGTGACTGAGCAGTGATGCCCGTACCGATCACAGAGCTGACAATCGTATCGACGACGCCCCAGGCATAGGCATTATCGCGTACCAATGAACGCGACCACGCACGCAAGGCGTCCGCACCGAATGGCCCCAACAGCTCACTGTCGGCTGATTGATTCTTCGGCTTTTTGTTGTTCGTCAGGCGGCTAGCTTCTGCTCCAGCGTACATTCGCTCGAGCGTCTTGCGTTGCTGCGTTCGTCGCACTGCAGCAGCAGGACTAAACACGCCAATAACTTTATCAAGGGCCGTGCCGATCATTGGCGAGCCCTCTGCATTTTGGCGACTCGGAACATGCTGTTTGCTCCAGACTCGCGATCCGATTCCATCTGGAGCATTCTTCGCTGCTCAAACAGTGTTGGAAGATCTAGCGACGTAACCGAACGCGAACCGATTGAGTACGATGAGGCCCCTCCGGTCAGGAGTGCTTCAATCGCTGCGTCGATCTGTGCGAGTAGTGAGGTCGCTGTTGCCATGCCCGCATGATTGCGGTGTCATGTGGCGATGCGATAGGGCAAGCATGGGTGCGGTTTATATGCCGTGTAAATCCTATTCTTTCCACGTCGCTCCGCAATATCCGCACTTGCAGTACCTTGTCCGCCCCTGTGTGCTCACGACTCTTGAGAATGACTTGCCGGCCGTTTCCTCGTCGGCTGCTCGCAATGCAGGGCATGACGTGCAGTCCTTCGGGACAAACGTCGTGACTCTTGGCTTTGGCTTAACGTCTTCGGAGACTGTTAACCCAGCCACCGACTCGCTTTTTGGGGACTCCATGACGCTGGCCTGCTGGCTTTCCAGTTGGCGACTTCGGTTCTGCTTGCTCATTTGCGGCTTTCGTTCTTGAAGTAACTGAAGGGCCATCGGGGTTCTCTGTTGTCGGTGAAAGGAGATAAATGCCACGGGCACTTGCCGCAGCCGCTGCCATGTATGTTGCATCGAGCCAGTGATTATTGTCGTTGATTACGTTCCAGTATGTCTTTACGCCCTTACCTTCCTTGAACTCGCTGACAAGTTCTTCAGAGGCGATGTGTTGCGCGAATGCAGTGTGTTTCCTGTCGTTTGGCTGAACGAACAAAGACAACGCCCCACGCCGAAGAAAGTTTTGATCGTCGTACGTTGGAGTGAGGAACCGCTCATGGACGAACTGCTTCCAGTAGTCCGTGTTGAGTTCGTACAACCAGAGCCCCTGTGCTTCCTGATAGGCTGCGTGCAAATGCGCCCCTGGCTTGATCTTGTCAGTCTCTTCTTTCTTGTCGCGGTATTTGCCAATCCCTTTGGAAACATAGAACGGAGCACCGTGGACATCTCGGACGAACTGATATGCCGCATCGGTGAACGTTCCGGAGTCGACGAATACGGCATCAACCTTACGAGTTGACCCAGCAGCGTCGACGTATTCCTTCGACAGCAATTCATCTCGCCAGTTCAGGAGAGCCCTGTAAATCATTGGCTCACTGCTCTGGCTGTCCATCGCCTTGTCTGTCCCAACGACTTCCGCGCGTCCATAGTCGATTACAGTTCCCCCAGCACCCTTCCACCAGGCAATTACAACCCAATGACACAGATACTTTCCGAGGTCGATCGCTGCCGTAATGCACGAGGCGTTAGCAGGAAGTTGGCCACGATCCAGTCCGCTCAGACGACTTGCCACGGTATGCCATGTCAGCCCGCTCCCCTGTGGTCCGACTTCTGCCGGTGGATCGTTATCGACTTCTGTGGCTACCGCCTTTTCGCCCCAATCAGCCGTTTTGTTGTAATAACTTTGGATCGCAGAAAGCTCAAGCGGCTCGCCATCTTCGTGAATAGTGCCGTCAAATGATGACGGATTACTGATAACGCAATCCCGCTCAATTTCGAATTTGTTGTCTCGCCAATAACGGAACGCAATGCGGGCATCCGGGTCATCTTGGGCACGCTCGATTCGAAGTCTCAGATACTCTTGGACCATGTCCATCCGGTCTGGGGGAGTGATCATCTTGCGATAGCGACGGCCCTTAAATGATGGCTTCTTTGTCGGATCAGTGAACTTATAGGCGATGCACTTTCTGTTCTGGATTGTGCAAAGAAGAACGCGAGCAACCCTCTTGGCAGACGCTGCAAGGCCCGCAATGTCTTTTTCAATCGTCTCTTCGTTCTTTTCGATCAAAGCATCTGAATCGGCTGCTTGGCGGTCTTCGATGTCGTCAATGATGGCAATTGATGGCCTGCGGTCCCTGTAGTTTGTTCCGCGAATGCTTCCGTCGATTCCAATGGACGCGAGAATCTGCCCGTTGCTGACTGGCTCTAAGTAGTCTGGCCAGTCGTCAGGCAGTTGATGCCGGCCGATCGTCGGGTAAATCAGGTGATCGGCTGCCAGTTCGAGATTGGATGGCTCGCCCGCTACCGTCTGCATTCGTGCCCGTGATGACCAGCCTCCAACGGCCTTAAAAGGAATACATAGTTCAGGGAAGTCAGCAAGCAACAATTCGGACTGCTGGAGCTTTTCACGGACGGTGCGCAGCTCGCCCTCGCTCTTTCGCTGATTCTTTCCTATGACGATTGGAAAGTTCGACAGCCCCTTCAGCGTCAGAAACAGGGCAGTATAGATTGCCAGCTTTGTTTTGCCCTCTCCACGAGTTCCGGCAATCGCTTGGTCTCCACCGTACATCGCAGCCCGCACAATACTGCTGTGCATGTCTCTGCGGTCTGTTGTAAACGGCTCAAAGAAGACTTCCGGAAAGTATGTCGTCAAGAACAGTTCGCCGTCCTGAAGTGCGTCGTATCGCCTGAGCGGATCTGCGGGACATGGTATTTTCAGATCACGCTCAGATGCCCTCTTGCGGGCCATCCTGACTCGCTGTGCATCCCTCTCGTCCGCCTTCAGCAATTCCCGCGTCTCCGGCCGCGATTCGAGCCAAGACTCCAGGCGGGAGTTGCTTAACGAGTTCAAGTAATCTAAGACGTCTTGCGTCATCAACAGCCTGCTTTTTAATGGCAACTTCCTGACGCTTCAAATCTGCCGCGTCCGCCCTAACGAGTGCTGTGAATGCTTTGATTCGCATTTCCTCGTCACCTGAATTCTCAATCACGTCGAACAGGTCATGCACGGCCTTTCGCCGCCGTTCCTCAAATCCCTCAAGCCATCCCGCCGCTAGTGCCTTGCCGACCATTTTTACTTCCGCAAGTGAGTTCAATTCCATGCGGCCCCTTTCCCCAGATGACACTAAAACGCACTAACTTTCTTTTAAGAATCCGGGGCTTTTTCCGT